TACCAACAGGATTGATAAATGTTGGCACGATAACCCCAGACCCATCATTTAAAAATTTATTTGTTGCACTTACAGCAGTTCCTAAGCTCCATTTATAATCGCATTTCTGTTGATTATATAATCTTGATTCCGCTAATAATTCTGCTAATGATCTATTAAACAATCCGCTAACTCCGTTTCTCCATTTTCCTGTAGGATCAGTATAACCCGAACCTCCAGATCCATTATCATATCTTAGTGATGCTGGCTCTCCATACGTTAGTGTATCTCCCCACCATATATCTTTAACTTCTTGATGTTGTGTGTCAGTTGTTGCAGTATATACAGTTGTATTTACATTATTTCCACCTATAACATTATTTAAAATCGGATTGAATTGAGATGTGGGATTATTATTAGCATCTAAAACATCAGAGTAAGTTACATCCGTACCCATACCATGCAATAGATAATTCCCATTATCATACGCTACATGATGTCCCCCATAAGGGATAAATCCAATCGCTGATGCTATGCCTTGATCGGTTGCACCTAAAGTAAACAATTCAAATTCCCAATCTCCAGAAAATGCAGAATCTGATACAACTTGTTGATTAAAGATAGTATGCTGGCTCATTCCACTCGGCAAATTAATGACTCCTACATTCGGATATATATCATATTGTTGCAGATATTGCCCAAAGGTTGCGAGCGAGCCAGCGGCAATAAATCTATCATACCATACAGCAGCAGCTCCCCCAACAGCTTCTAAAGGATAAGATTCCCATGTTGGAGTTGCTCCTGATTGAACCTCTAAATAATAGCCATTATCCCAATCTGTATCTCCATTAGGTCTTGCCCTTACTGAAAAGTTGTATTGATAATCTGTACCGAATCCTGTATTATTAAATTCCAAATCTATCTTTATATTAAAGCCACTAAATGTATCTGCATCTGTTAATATTCCTAATGGAGATGTTGTTATTGTATCTTCTCCATCTGTATAATCTGCGGGCTGGGATGGAGCAAGAGGAAAGTATTGTAAATAACTATTATTATTTATATTTGCAAAATCAACACTAACCTGCTTTAATTTTGGATAAAAATCCCATTTACTCCCTGCCAACTTTTGCAATCCTCCTGTGAACCCTGCATGATTATATTTAATGTCTTGTGTATATAATACCTTCATTACATCTCCTATATAACTATTACCGCTTGAAAACACCCCTACATTATTCCATATTTGAGAATCTATATTATCTGGAGCAGCATAAGTGCCTGAATCATTATTATTTAATAGATCTATTTGAACAAAATAAAATCTATTCTTCCAAAACACAACACGCATCCCCCACATTCTACATATCGCCTCCAAAACTTTATAAACATTTGGCACTTTATATGTTCCATCCTCTTTTAATTCATAAGCTCCTAACATTTGAGCTTTGGTATAATATAATGGACTTATTGAAGATGTAGCTACTGGATGATTTTCATACCACCAATTTACAGAGGTGGAAAAAGTATAACTATTTACTTGTCCATCTGTTGAATCATTATCAGGAGTATTACAAAATGCAAGTATCTCTTTTATCCAATATATAAAATTTTGATAATCAGCCCCAAGATATGTATCTCCTGCTTCATAAGGATTAGAGCCTTGAGTTTTTACCATATCATAGTTCTTTAAAAGCCCTAATCCATCCGTAGCGGTTAATTCTACTTCATAAGGATAAGCAACATCCTCTTTAGCTGATAAATCCATTGTTACATTTCCACTCCATAAAGGATCTAATCGGGCATACGGAGTCATTATTATAACAGTAACATCTCCCTCCTCATAAGTTGTTCTCATAAGATTAATGAAATTTTCAAAATGTAATCCAAAAGGATTCCGCTCTATTATGAATGACATAGAGCATTTGGATGCTATAATAGGGCTAAATTTTTCTTGCCCACTTGTATCATAATCAATTTTTACACCACCTGCACCCGTTTCAACAGGAATAGAAGTCCCTGCATAATTTTTATCAAATATTTTAAATGTGTAATTCTCTCCATTTAAGGAGTTGAATTTACCATGATAGCGTTCTTGATGTGTTGGCATTTATATAAATCTTTCTCTTGATATTGTTGCTTTATCTGAAACTAAAACTATATTATTTCCTTGTATTCTTCCATGCACATTAACATTACCACCTCCGAGCATCCCTTGTAATTTATCTAAAGGAGAAACGACTTCTGGATTAAAAGCACTTGTTCCTGCACCCTCTCCAATTAATCCTAATGTTGCTCCTGATACCAATCCACCTTTAGCAAAAGGAATAGGTGTTGATGCTATTGTAGCTATTTGAGCTGCTCCTAATCCAGCAACTATGGCACTCATTGGGAGTCCTCCAGTTACAGGAAAAGCGGCAACCGCACCCATTATTGCCTCAGCGGTACTCATGACAGCAGATACAATAGCCATAGCTTTGTTTCTTATGGCTTGTTTTCGCTTTATATCTTTTTCCTTACTTTCAATCTTCGCATCAATAGCTCCCTTTTTTTCTGCATATTTTTCCTCAATAGCTATTTTTGCATCTGCCTTTGCCTCATCACTCATATTGGATGCTTCAACCCTTTCAAGCTCTCTCTCCATGTCGCCATCTAAAATATCTTGCTTTTCAGTTTGACTCTCTTTCCATATATCAAATTCAGCTTGTTCTTTTGTATTAGCTGCACTAATAACATCTCCTATGCCGCCCATTACTTGCTTTACCTTATTTCCAAATTCCTGAAACTTCTCCGCCATTTTTACGGCTGCTTCAGTAGCTTGTTCTTCTATTGTTTTAAATGTGTATCCTGTTTCTGTTACTAAATCTTTAAATTGATCTTCTGCGGGACTCATATTAAATAAAATGTCAGTTTCAACAGAATCTGGAATAGAGCTGAATTGTTGAACTTCAGATGATCCTCCGCCAGTTGCTACGGCTGTTCCTCCACCAGTATTTCCACCTTCCATTACATCAGCTATAGCATTAGCAGCATCACCTGCTGAATTTACAACTCCCTCTAATTCTTTTTGTGCCTCGTACCCAAATAATTTTATAAGTTTTATTTGTTCAAAAGGATTAATGAGATTTAGACCTTTTATTATTGCATTTATTGAAATAATAACTCCATTAGCCATTTGTATAAAAGCGTTTCTTATTAATCTGGCAGTATCTGATGAGCTTGTAAGCAGCCAATAAAGCCCTGCAATTAAAGCTACAATAGCTGTAATTATTGCCCCAATAGGATTGGCGGCCATTACTGCATTTAATGATGCAAATACTGGAATTAATGCTCCTATCCCTATTGACATTTGGCCAATTATCATTAATGCAGGGCCTAATGCGGCAACAATTCCAAGCCATTTTATTATATTTACTTTTTGTGCATCAGTTAACCCATCAATCCATTCCGCCACTTCTTTTAATTTTGCAGCCACTTGATTTAAGGCAGGGATTATAATTCTTCCAAAATCTTCAGAAATATCTCCCCAAATATTTTTTAATTGAATTAAACTACCAGCCCCAACTTGAGCGGCTGCTTCAGCTTGTCCTTGAAACATAGTAGTTAATGCACCAACTGCTGAATCTAATCTACCACTTGATCCAACAGCCCCTTCAATTACAATTCCATATCTTGATAATGCGTTGGTTGAACTTCCAACTGACTTAGCAACTAAATCAGCCGCTTGGACTAAACCCATTCCCTTCGCAACTGCCATGTCTTGAACTAAAGGAATAAGGCGAGTAATTGCATCCTCCTCCAATCCCATTGTAGCAAGCATGGATTGAGCTGCAATAGTTTCCTCATCTCCAAATAGTGTTTTCGTTTGCAGTTCTTTAGCTTGAGCAATTAATCTTTGTTGAACTTCTCCTCTATCTTTTAATGCTACAAGTAACTTTTTTTCCGCTTTTGCTTGTTTATCAAAATTTCGCACCGAAACAGCAGCAAAAGCAACTAATGGAGCGGTTAACGAGGTAGTCATTCCACGCCCTACCTTTTTCATAGCTCCCCCGAATTTTTTTAGTTTAGCTTGAGCTTTTTTCATAGCTCTTTCAAAACCCTTTGTATTTGCTCCAAAAACTACATTTAATAAACCTATACTTTTACTTGCCATATTCTTCCATTTTCTTTATATATTCAGCTTTGTTTTTCAATTTATTATACTCTATCTTAGTTTTTTTATCATCTTTTTCCCATCCAAATTTTATTAAATCCTTTAGCTTTATTTGTTTATTTCTTTCAATGTGAATATTTAATAAATAACAAGTTTGCCATCTTGTTCTTTCCCATGCCCCCCGTTCTCTTAATTGTTCTAATTCAAAAAACCCATCCATCTTATTAAAAAAGTATCTCGGGAGCATATCGTAAAACTCATCTACACTCATACCCATTTGCCCAAAAGCAATACCCTCTATTTTATCCCAAGTTAGCGCCTCGCTTTCTTGGGCTTTTGCTTTTTTTCAGATTTACCCCCCATTTGCTCTCCTAATACCTCCATACATCTTGTAATACTTTCCATGTCGCCATCCATTTTATCAGCTAAATCATCAATAGTAAGTTTACATTCCTGCTTTGCTGCCCTATGTCCATCTTCAATACCACAATGAATCAAAACAATTGCATCATTTAATCCCATATCACTTCCTATATTATTTAATTGAGCTAATGTTGTTCCTGTTTTCATTGAATATTTGCGTAAAGCATTAAATCCAAACTTAATAGGGTATTTTTTACCCCCTAATTCTACAAACGTGTATTTTTCCATTTTTTCAAGTTTTAAAAAATACTCTCACCCTAACGCAACCCACCTGAAAAAAGGATGCGAAAGGGGTTTTGAGTATTAGGTTATTTAATTTTGAGTAATACCACCAATTCCTGTAAAGGATAGCGAATAAGTGGACGTATCTTCTGTTGGTGCTGATACACTAAAAGAGGTTAAATATGCTTTCCCTTCATAGTATATATCTCCTGTTGCTCCACCTGTATTTCCAAAGCGTATAGTTAATTGAGTTCTCGTTATGATGTAAGAATTAAGCATGTCATCTGCTCCATTTGTTAAAGCTGATCCAACTGTATCTACCCAAGCATAAGCTCCATCTAAACTTATATCCCAATTTCTTTGGCCTTCCATGGCCTCCGCCCATCCTCCACTTTCTTTATTTGATATATCTCTGGTGCTATGATTTACATTAAATGTACCACTTTGAGCATAAGCTACTAATACACTTGTTGAGCCATCATAAACCTTAATATCCGTTCCGTTTATTGCTGTTGTTAAATTTGCCATTTTCTATTTTTATTTAATTAATTAATTTTATTTATATATATAATGCTGCTATTGTTAATGATGTTACCCCTGAATACGTTATTGTAATTTCAGAATCCGTATCATTAAAAGCAGCGGGTTTAAAAGGCCCAATAAAAGCTTCCCCTGTTGCGCCCACTGCAATAGAGGCATTTGCTTTTGTTAAATCTCCATAAATCGTATTTTCAACAGTTGTTACCTCTGCTGAAATTGTAACTGTTATACTACTTTCACTACCATTTTTTATATGAAGGAATGTATTTCCGCTATTATCAGCAGTATCTCCACCCCCTGCTGCACTTACATAAGTAACCGCTCCGCCCGATTCTGTTATTTGTTGTAATGTTAATTCTGCCATTTTTTCTATTTTTTAATTTTAATGGTGATGTCCTGTTATTCTTCTCAAAAAACCAAATCCTTCAAGAGTTAATGAATATGTTGCTGTATCTTCATTAGGAGCTGATATACTAACATTGGTAAGCCACGCTTGACCACCCCAAGATTGATTATGTGATGTGGGATCAGAAGTGGATGAGTTCCCAAAAACTATAAAACATAATTGCCTTTTTAAAATCCTTCCATCCAATATATCATCCGCTCCATCCGTTAAGATACTTCCAGCATCATCTACCCAAGCATAAGCCCCCTCAACGCTAACATCCCATGATCTATTCCCCTCTATAGCATTATACCATGCGTGGGAACTCAGCCAATTATAAGAATCTGTATTCCCTCTTTCAGATAATTCCATGTTTACATTCAATGTTGCATTTTGACTATAAGCAACTAATCTGGAATTATAGCCATTATAAACTTTAATATCTGAGCCATTTATGGATGTACTTAAATTTGCCACCTATTCCTTTTTTTTCTTTTTTTTCTTTTTAGGATCTTCAATATATTCTCCATTACTAAGTTCTTTCAATTCATTGTCCGTAATTAAAAAAATCTCTGCATCATTTATATATTTTGTATCTCCCCTTTGGTTTGGGTTTTTTGTTAAAACTTCACTACCCTCGCTAATTACTTTACCATGTCTTTTACTTTCCCAATCTTTTATCAATTTATATTTCATAATTTTATTTTTTATACTTAGGCAGGAGTAGATTGCCTAAAATTAAATGTTAAGGATTGAACATAAATGCCCTCTCCTTGTCCTTTAATATCAAAATGCTCATCTGCTCCTGTAAATGATAATCCTTGTGTTATTATAGTATTATGTGTTCCTGTATTTCTATCCAATGCGTTTCTAACTTTTACAGCTAAATCTACAGCTTGAGTATAGGTTTCTGAAAAGCATAATATCTCAAGAGAAATAATGTCCAAAGGGCTTACTCCATCTTTAGTATTTGTTGGCTCTGTTGATGTTGTTTGGTAAACAATAAAAGGGAATGCACTACTTTGTTTTGCCACATTCGGATATATCCTTGTAGAAACTAATGAGGTTACATTCGTA